GGCATTCCCGCGTTTGAGGATAATGCTGTCGCCTTCGTCTGTGTAAATAGCCACCTCCCCCGCTTTCAACCCTTTAATGCGGTAGCGGCGATCTGCCACCATCAGGATCACACCGTGAGATCGGTCGCCGTCCGGGAACACAGCCACACCCTCGGCCCCGGAATGCGGAGCGCTGGTAAATCCATAGGGTTCAAGATGTTCAACGTTCTCTTTCTGCTCGTTTGCCAGTAATTCAACCTGGACCATCTGGCATTTACTGGCAGTATTTAGCCCTGTAACCACAGCACGAGCCAGCAAGTTAGAAACAGAACGCTGCAGCCCTCGTAATGCTGCTTTCATCAGAAATCATCCCCGTCGTCGTCCGATTCGTTCTTGTGGTGGCGTGTCATCAGTTTAGGTTCTGGCATGTATGCGGCTTGTGGCCCGACGCGCATTTGGGTAGTGAATCCCGATTTGTCGTCAAGTTGCCAGGTGACTTCTGCCACCACCAGTTCGGTGTTATTAAAGCCCATCACCGGATCCCAAACGACGACGCGCTGGTTAGGCTGCCACAACTGCCCGTTGCCCTGCCGCCAGCCCTGCACCGTGTAGATGGTTTCAAGCGTCTGCCCTTCCCTGTGCGCTTTTTCGTACTGCGCACGAGCTTTGCAGGTGGCAAGCGTGGCATTGCCGCACTGCTTTATCGTCAACGGGCGAAAGCGTCTCACGGCAGCATCTTTCACAGTGGCGGTGATCTTGCTGTTCGTTGTAGAGCCGTAGTCATCATCAGAACCAGCACGCTGGCCTGTCACCGTGATTTCAGAAAACCGATCACTGAAATCGCGCTGACTTCCGGCGTTGATAATATTTTCTCCCAGCACCAACGCTGTAACCGCTTTTTTTGTGCCTACCGTATCCAGCACCAGCTCGCCATCGGTATTGTCGAACGCCAGCACCTGTTCCATCCCCAGCAGGCGATTTAGCGCTTCTTCGACGGTTTCACCATAATCAATCTGGAAACTGGTTAACGTGTTACTTTCCGGTGAGTTACTGACGACATTCACACCAAAGGGCTGCGCCAGCGTGGTGACGATCTGCGCCAACGTCCGGTTTGTGAACTGGCCCGGCTGTGTGGGCGCCGAACAGTCGATCAGGTCTTCGGTTTTACTGCGTCCGTTAACACTGGCACTAATCTGTCTTGCGTCATAGCGCAGCGGCGTTGCATCCACATAACCGGTGATGACTTTGTCGGCACCGATCAGAACTTCCACCAGATCACCTTCAATCACCGGCAATTCCAGTTCAGCCAGGTTTCCGGTCTGGGGCCATTGCCGGGTTATCTCGACGTCAAAACTGCGGGCGATGCGGTCAATTCCTGCCGAAATGGTTACGCGCATCCAGCCAGAAAACTCCTTACCGTTAACACGCAGAGTTACATCATGATCAGTCATTCAGAGGCTACTCGTAGCGGTTCCGGTGGTACAAATCCCGGATGAGGAATGTTATTGAGTGCAACTATCTCGGCACCGCGGCTGGCATCGTCGTACCAGTCAGCGGCCAGCACTACTGCCGGGGTTACATCGTCCGGCGTGCGCGTTACGGTTTTTGCCGTGAGTTGCAACCGTTTTTGAATATCCAGCCAGACGGTCTGGCGTAAATCTTCAATCCTAATAAACGGTTCGTCGCCAGATACCCGGCAGGTTTCGCGGTCAAATAGCTGACTGTAGCTGGTTCGCTGGCGGGTCAGCTGGTCATAACTGACAGGCAACACAGACGGTTCGTTGTTCTGTCTGGGCGAATCCGTGAGCGCTGCGCGAGTGGCTGGCCGGTAGTTGTAATTGCTGGCGGTCGGGGTCGGCAGAGCAGAAAACTGGCGGGTGGATTGCGTGATCGCCGAGCTGCGCATCAACTGAGAAAATGCATTTGTAGCGACGGTCGTTTGTTGCTGCGATGCGCTCTGCGTGGGCCATACACCCCGCGGAGCCAGTGAATCGATACCCGAGATATATTTCAGGTTATCCACGGCGCTAATCGCGCTGTCGGTGTTGTAGTAAATCGATTTGCCTGCCGCCCACATTGCCTGCACACGGCTGATAATTTCAGCTACCTGCGATGGCGGCGGGAACAGCACTGACAAATCCCCCTGCAACAGTCGGGCAAGATCACTAATTCCGCTGTCCACCATTTCAAAAAAGTCGATCACATCGTCCAGCATATCGCTGACGCTCTGAATCACGCCATCGCAGATCCAGTCTGGCCCGGTTAAATCGAAATCATCCAGAAACTTATCGGCAAAGGACTGATCCGCAGCATCGGCAGCATTTTCCACATTCTGTGCCGTTGCACCGCCTGCCGTCGGGTAACTCAGTTGACCTGATTCAATAAATTTCAGGGATATTTCGCACATTCCGCCATTATCGCGGCTGTGACGAAACGTTATGTCACCGTCAACGTTAACCGTGAGCGAGCCGTAAAACGGATGGATCAGCGTACCGGAGCCACCCTGTTCAAGCGCGGTAAGCAGGCGATCGCGCTGCGCCATAAAATCAGAGCCAATGACATACGCCGACACCGAATAACGACGAACTTTGCGTCCCATATCTTCGGTGTATGGCACATCACGTAACGGGTATTCATGTGGCACTGTCCGGCGCCCGAACGTCGCCTCATCCTCGGCTACTTTGAACGGTACCCCGCGGAAGGATGCAGGCCGTATGCTGAAACGCCAGGTATCCATATTTCACCCATAAAAAAACCCGCCTGCGCGGGTTACTGGTTTGTGCGGTAAAGGTTTTGGGAGCTGAAGCGGTTGTATCCGACCTCGGGAGTTAAACGTACCCCCGGTGCATTAGTCTGCCCTCCGGATACACGCATACCCGGTGGCGCACCGTCAAACCGAACAACCAGTTCGCCCTGCAGGTGTCCTTTTGCGCCTGTAAGCATATCCTGCCCGGTCGGTGCGCTGTAATTGTAGGCCGGCCCGTTTCCACGGCTAAACGGGGTCGGTCCTTGCTGCCCGGTGATCACACGAATGTCTCGCAAAAAATCGTTGCCACTCTGTTTGTTGGCGACTTCCTGCTGAACGGCAAGTAGTCCCCAGCCAGGAGTGGCGGCTTTTTTGTTGTAGTCAAAGGCGTTCGCCACCTCCTGCTGTTGTGCCGTCAGAGGTTTCGGTGCCATTGGCTTACCATGTTCCCAGGCATCTTTTATGGTACTCCAGTTGGCCGCAATGAATGTACCCGCAGCCACCAGAGAACCCAGCATGATACCGAGAGGCCCGACCGCTCCAACAATCAATGTTATCGCCGCCAGACCACCAATCGCAGCCAGCCCGGCTGCAGCGCCAGCAGCCATCTTGATCACTTCAGGGTTGGCTTGCACAAAACTGGCGACTTCATCGAGCAGAGGCATAGCCTGTTTTAATCCGTCATTGACGGCAGGCAGCAACGCATCGCCGGTGTTAACACTTATTCTGTTGAGGTTGTTCTGCAGGAGTTCGAGCTGATTCGCCGTGGTACTGGCCCGGCTGGCGTACTCTTTTTGCATGGATCCGGCGTACTGCGCCGAATCTGCCACACGGTTAAAGTTGGTTTTCAACAGAGACAGATTCGCCAGCAGCGGCGCGATCGCCCCCACTGATTCCTCACCGAACAGCGTTTTTAGCACCTCCACGCGCTTATCAGGCGCAACTTTACTCAGTTGTTCGAATACCTGCGTCAGCGCGGCTTTACCATTTTTCTGAAGATCAGACGCCAGTGTTTTAGGGTTGAGGTGTAACGACCTCATCGCCTTTTTCTGGTCTTCCGTCATCTTCTGGCCCGAAGCCAGTGTGGTGAACACCTTTTTAATCGCGGTCGCGGCAACCTCAGACTGAATACCGGCAGAGCCAATTGTTGCCCCTAACGCAGCAACATCCGAAGTGGCAAAACCCGCAATCTTCCCCAGCGATCCGACGCGCGTAACCACATCAGTAATATTGGCGGCAGTTGTCGGCCCGGTGTTGCCCAGGTAGTTGATCTGGTCTGCCAGCTGAACAACCTGATCATGCGTAAGCCCGAGCGAAACACGCCACTGCGCCATTTGCTGCCCGGCTTCGTCGGCGGTTTCGTTGAACGCGATCCCCATTTTTACAGCGGTTGTCGCGAAATCTTTCAAATCACCGGCAGCAAGCCCGGCCTGCCCACCTGCGGCCATTATTTTTGCAATGTCGTTGGCAGCCATCGGCAATTGAGTGGACATATCGAGAATGTCCTGGCCCATCTGCTTAAACTGCTGTGGCGTGTCAAAATTCACCACTTTGCGCACGTCTGCCATAGCGCTTTCAAACGCCATCGCATCGGTGACAGGTTTCGCCAGCGCAAGCGACCAGGCAGTGCCAAAGGCGCCAGCCATCAGCGCTTTTTCTTCAATCCCCTTCCCGGCTTTTTTAACGTTTTTAGATATACCATCAAGCACCGGGGAAAGTTTATCGACTCCGGTAATGATGGCCTTTAATTGAAAGCTGTCAGCCACGATTACGCGCCTCCGCTATTCTGACGGCATGCGATTCCATTTCGAAGAACTCCCCCAACGGTTTACGCATAA